ATCACGCCACGCAGAGGGATCAGGGCGGCCCCATCCTGCACCTGATAGCCCTGCGGTTGGTTTTGCAGCTGCCGGCCGATGCGGGCTTCCACGGCGTCGAGGTCGATGGTTTCGCCCCGTAGATGAGCGGCATAGATCGATTGGATCTCGATTAGGCGATCAGGAGCAATCGCCCAGGGCTGGTAGAGAACGTCGAGAATGTTCATGGGATCAATCTAGGGGCGGCTCCGTGGGGTCCATTTGCTCGTCGGGGTCGTCGTCTTCCTGCTCCGGATCGTCCTCATCTTCTGGATCCAGCATGGCGGCCGGCGCCATCCCTGGTGATCCCGGCTGCATGGTGATAGGGGCCTCGAGTCCGGCTTCAACCCGCTGGGCTTTCACCCGGGCCGAGGTGCGGTGCTTGGCCTCCCAGTCGCCGCCGTCGTAGGCCAAGATCTCCTCAGGCAGGGTGGTCTGGCCAATGCCGATGCGCTTCTCGGTGGCGGTCGCTTCCTTCAGAGGATCCAGCGCGCCAGGGCCGTCGCCGCTCCAGAACGACCCCAGCCAAGCAGCTCGAATCATCGGATCCACCAGGAATCCCGGGGCAGACAGGTGGCCCATGGCCACCCCATCGGCGATGATCTCTTCGTAGACCGGCTGGCAGAACCGCGACGCCCTGCGGAAGCGCCGCACCTTGTAGGTGCGCCAGGCGTCCATCAGCGCAGCACGGCTGGCCGAGTAGCTGGCGTTGAAGGCCTTCAGCAGCACATCGCGGGGCAGACCAAGGCCCATGGCAATTTCGTTGTTCACCGCCAGGAAGAACTGCTCAAACGCTGGGTTGGGGCGCCCTGGGGTTGGCGCCGTGATCGATTCGCCCGGCAGGGTGCTGATCACTCGGCCTGATTCGATAGTGCCATCAAACCGCTTGGCGTTGTCGATGTAGGCGGCCTGGGCGTCAGCGTCGAACAGATCACTGAACGCATCGGGGTCCATCGTGGCAAACACGGCGTTGGCCGCTGCGTTTACCGCGGCATCCACCTCGGCGTCGCTGTAACGGTCGAGCTGCTTGACCTTGGCGATAATCGACGCCAGCCAGGGGACGCCCCGGGTTTGGTCTGGCCGCTCCATGTGCATCAGATGAAGCACATTACGCCGGCCGGTTGCGCCGTAGAAAGGCACCTCGCGCCAGTTGGTCCGCATGGCCCCGATCACCCGGCCTGGGTGGCGGTCGGCAATCCAGATGCTGCTAGGGATGCCGTTTTTCCTGACGATTCCCTGCGTCATCTCGTCAGTGTCCATGACGTTATTTTTATTGCACACCCGATCGGCTTCGATGATCTGCACCGCCAGCTGATACGGCCAGTTCGGCGCCTTGGATTTCACCAGCAGCGCGAAGGCATCACCGGATTCCAGCTCGCTGCGCTCCGCCAGGTCCTGCATTTCGTAGAAGCTCTGGCGCTGGCTGGCGTCCGCAAACTGCGAAGCGGCCCAGGTGTTGAAGTATCTCTCAAACTCCTTCTGCTTAGCGCTGGCCTCGTCGTCGCTCAGCCCCAACAGCTCCGCGTCAATCCGGCTTTGCACCGACAGGCCGGTGCCCACCACATAGGTGACCATCGTGCCGACGGCGCCCCGGGCAATCGGGGCATTGCGGGCCAGGTCACGCGAACGCCCGCGCATTTCGCGCAGGTCGTAGATCGTGTCGCCGTCGGCATCGCGCACACCGGGCGTCCAGTTGGCAAAACGTTGGCTATAGGCCCCGCCGACGTAACCGCCGGAGCGGGCCAGCATGGCGCGGGCCCGGTCGCGCTCCAGCGCCCACCTGGGGGAAATCCTGGTGATCAGGCGGTCGAGCAGGGGCGGCTTTTGTGCCATCAGAAGTTCGGTGCAGGGACGACGTACCGACCGCGCCGCTGCCTGGCGGTCAGGTCTTGCACTCGCTGATTCCAAAGGGTGATGCCGGCCTGCACCGATGCCAGATCGGCTCGCTTCAGGCGCCGGCTGTTGATCACATACTCCTGGCCGCTCAGGATTGCAGTCTCGGCGGCCAGGTACGCGTCGAGCTGCGTCTGCGCCGTGGTGAGGGAAATACCTGCCATGAGATCAGGCTAGGCAGTCCGATTCAGCGACTCCAGCCTTTCAGGGATAGCGGGCCGCCGGTGTCAGGCTTGGCGCTGCCCAGCTGCGCCTCCAGCTGATCCCACATCGTCGCGCGGTTGTAGCGGCGCTTCACCAGCTCCAGGGTCGCCAGGCAGTAGACCTCCAGATCGAGCGGCTCGTTGCGGGCGTAGTGCTTGTGCCATTCCAGCACCGTGAAGCCCTTCACCATTTTCGGCATCAATCGCTCAGAAGTCAGGCCGGCCAGGTACTCATCAGTTGCGTTCTGGCCGAAATGGCAGAAGCCCGGGCCCGGTTCGCTGATCTTCAAGCGGGCGTAGACCGTGCGCTTCAGGGTGTCGGTGCCGACCATGTAGAGCGTCACGCCGCCCTTGATTGTGCGGCCCTTCAGGTTTACATCCTGTTTGCTGCCCTTGCCCAGCGCCGGCGCTGCCCTGGTGCTGCTGCCCTTGATGGCGACCACGCCCTCTCTGGCGTTGCGGCGGCAGTAGTCGTACGCCTCGTTAGTGAAGTGGCCGCCGGTATCTACTGCGCAGTGCCGGGCCTTCAGGGTGCCGCCGCCCTCGAGGGGGAACTCTGTGCGGCGGATGGTGTCGATCTGGGTCCACACCTCATCCTGTGCCGGGTCGCCCTCGACCTTCTGGTGCCAGATCAGCCAGGACTCCTCGCCCCTGCCGTAGCCCTTGACCTTGATCTCCAGCCAGGTGTCTTGAACGTCAACGGACGCCAGCAGCAGCAGCACGCCGGCAGGGCAGTGGCCGGTCGGGTAGGGCTCTTTGGCGGCGCGCTCCATCAGGCCGTCGGCATTGACGCGCGACACCGCCTCATCTTCCCACGCCTCGGCGGCGTGCTTGTTGACCCAGCCCTTCAGCAGCAGCGGATCGCCCTTGGCCCGCAGGAAGTCGTCGCGGATCTGCTCCCATGGCGTCCATCCAGCCGGGGCGTACCAGCTGGGCAGGTGGAAGCCAGCGGTCTGGCCATCGCCAACAGCATGCGCGCGCCACTCGGCGCCGGCCAGCATGGTGGTCTTATGGTGCTGCGCGATCCGCTCACCGCAAGCTGGGCACTGGCAGAACACCTCACCATCAGGCCGATCCCACACCATGTGCTCCCGCCAGCGCAACACCTCATGGGCGCCGCAGCACGGCATGAATGCGGCGTAGCGGCGCTGGTCCGATCGCTTCTCAAACTCCTCGGTGATCCGGCAGGCGCCGCGCGTGCCTGGGGTGGAGGTGATCAGCACCTTCCCCATGGGGAAGGTCCGGGTTCGGGCCTCGGCGTTCTCCAGCGGGTCGCCCTTGTCGTCGGCCTCGAGCGGGTAGCTGCTCACCTCGTCGGCGAACAGGTAAGCGGCCGGCATGGACTGCAGGCCGCTGGCGCTGTTGGCCCCGGTCAGCACATACATGCCGCCGGTGAACTCCTTCAGGAACATCGTGTTGCCGCTGTCCCTGCTGCGCGCTGGCGCGATCCGCTCGGCCAGTGCCGGCGTCTCCCTTAGCAACGGCTCCAGGCGCTGGCGGTTCAGGCGCTTGGCCATGTCGAGCGTTGGCTGCACCAGCAGCACAGGCGCAGGCCATAGCTCGATCACGGCGCCCAGGGCGTTGAGAATGACCTCCGTCTTGCCCATCTGGCTGCCAAACATCAGCACCACCCGGCGCGTGGGGCTGCTCTGGCTCAGGCAGTCCATCGGCTCGCGCAGGTACGGGGTCCGGCTGGTGCGCCACGGGCCCTTCTCGGCTGAACCCTTGCCGCTGAGGATGCGGTGCTCGTCGGCCCACTCGCTCACGGTCATAGCGGCCGGGGGCATCAGGCCCTCGCGGAATGCCTGCCGGTAGACCGTCGCTGCGTCAGCCATCGGCCAGGCCCCGCAGCGCGATCCGGTGCTCTTCCGTCAGCAGCCGATGGCACTCGCGCGCGTCGGTGGTGGCGGCCAGCATCGGCGCCAGTCGATCAGCCAGGCTCAGCAGCGCATCACGCACCGCACGCGCGCAGGCGAACGCTTCGGCCCTCGTCTCTGATCGCACGGTGACCTCATCCCGATCCTTCAGCGCTCCGATCTTCTCCCGCTCGGCGCTGTAGTGCTCGCGCCTGGCACGGCTCCAGTTCAGATCAGGAATCTCGTCTTCCGGCAGCCCTTCGATAAAGGCCCGCAAGTCTCGATCAGCCGGCGGATTCAATGGTGCGGAGGGAGCCTGCGTTGATGGCGGTTGCTGCTGGGTGTTGCGGGTCCAGAGGTCGTTTGCCTTGTCAAAGTCCAGCAGCTCTTTGCCGTTACTGGTCACCACGGCCGCTTTGATCCGACCCGACTTGATCGCAGTGGTTACCGCCGCCGGGCTGCAACCACGCAAGCGGGCGTAGGCACTCTTGGTGACCAGGGGCATTCTTTAGCCGGATCCTCCTTTAAGTTAAAGGCTACCGATCCCCCTTAAAAGAACCAAGGGGAGGGGGACACTGCGACTGCGCTGCAGCACTTTTAAGCGGGTTTCGGCCCTCCCGCTAGAAAAAAGCCGCGGTTTGAATACACC